AGTTCTGAACTGCATATAGTCAGGACGGTCGTCATCAGACCCAGCAACTACAAATCTCTGTTCTCCAGCCAATACGCCTCCCCCTTCATCGCCTCGATATATGTATCCAGTTGTAACATTACCTGAAATGGGGTCAGTTAGTGGAATTATATCTTCATCAACTGGATGAACCTCGAAAGAGTCAACAAGTGGTTGCACTTGCTTGTGGCCGTAGTAGGTTCTGTTTGCAGGACTGGCAGTAACTCCGGGTTCATAGAAGTATCGCTCGGAAAGGACAATTGGGTATGTCACTTTTGCAAGTGTCGCAACACTGTTATTGGCAAGAGTGACATCCTGCTCAGTAACTTTCACAGCACCGATCATCCACATGCCGGGGTCTTTTGTTCGGTAAGCCGCACTATTGACCTTGAAAGATCTTTCTAGTATTTGCTCATAGGTAACAAAAGGCTCAAACTGAGTTATTGTCAACGAGAAAGTTGGGATTGTCTCAACAATGGGGTTTTGAAATGGAGAATTGGTTCCCGGAAGTCGCCAGCACTGGTTTCCATCTTTGTCTTGAAAAAGCACCCTCTCATAAGACCCAATCTCAATTGAAACTTCAGGAGAAATGTCGTCTGCTGATGATGGTGGGGTTGCAGTACACTGCTCCGTTTCAATTGGCCCTGTTTCAAAATTGCATGTAATGTAAAATATGTGGCCATTGTTGCTATCCCTGTTTATATCTTTACTTCTGCAGACAGCGTAAGGCATAGACCGGCCAGTACGGGCAGAAAACCAAGTTGACCTATTTACAACAGGAAGTCTTTGGTCACAGGCAATGTGAGCTTCAGTGACAAGATCAAAAGGAATTATTTCGTTAGGGCTTCTCTTTACTACTGCACGATAACCCTTTGTGGCACTGTGATTAACCATGTCCTTTCCTCCGGCACTCTTTGTGCCTCGAATGGAAAAAGACGTTTCCAGTGTTTCTTTTATTTCAATGATCATGGCAGGTTGGACATCGCTCCTTCAAACGACAGTTGTGCGTGATTAGAAGCCAAATCAGCATCTTGGCTGATTGCCTTGATAAGATTCACCAAGTTGGCATTTATTTTTGATCTTTCCTCTGCCGCCTTCTTTTCAAACTGCTCTTGCTTCGCTGCTTTAAGGTCTTGCATCCTAAGATTTCTCATAAACTGATATTCTGCAACGCTTCCAGCACCAAACGATGTCCCAGCCATCCCAGCAGCTTTGTCAAAATCAGATTCTTTCCTTTTTAGATTCTTCTCTATCTCCGATTTAGCTCTTTCAGCTTCGGCTTCGGCTTCTCTCTGTCTTTCTCTCTTTTGCTGTTCAATTATTTGGAGATCACTTTTGAGCTTTTTGCTAATTTCTTTTTCTGCTTCCTCTCGTTTCTTTTTCGCCTCTTCTTCTTCTTTGCGACGTTTCTTTTCAGCCTCAACCTCGTAGTATCTGTTCCTGAGCTGCTTGATCTGCTGCTCTGTAAATTCTTTGCTCATGATCAATCGTTGAAATTCAGTATCACGAAGTTGCTCCTCAGTAAGAAGCTGATCATTTAGATACTGCATTTGGTCTTGGAAGTTGATGCTCCTTTCCTCCTCCGCCTTTATTTCAGCATCTATTTGAGCTTGCGTTGCTTCAATAGCCTTGGCTCTTTTAAGCTCATTTTGTTGGCTTTCTACAAGTTTCTCGTTGTAGTCTGTAAACCAATCCAGAACCCACTGCGCCGGAAGAGTTTGTGGGTCAATATTTCCAAACCTGTCTGGTTTGACATCAGAAGCCTTGAACTTTTCTGGATCAAAGTTAAGCATGTCAATGTACGGAGGCAAAAACTGAAATATTGAACCACCTTCTGGTAGAATCCTAGCCACAAATTGGGCAACTTCTGCCAACTTATTAACAACTAACATCATTGGCTGCATTGTCTTTACAATCGTGACTCTCATTGGCTCGCCAAAAAGAGCCGCTATCTCATTTGCGCTTTGCTTAATCGACTTCCATATATTTCCAATGTCCTCCATGTTTTCCTTCAGGGCTAACTCACCACCAACCAATTCAGCTTGCCTCTCAAGTGCCTGAAGGACTATTTCTGCATGAACCTTGCCTTCCTCAATCAGCTCTTTAGCTCGCGGAACGCTGACACCCATAATGTCAGCAATTCTCTGATAGATATTGACTCCAGCATTTGCAAACTGCAAAGCCTCTTGCCCCATCAATCGAGTCTTGGCTAATGTGTCGGTATACGCTTTAGTTAAAGACTGCATTGTTTGGACATCGCCTTCCGATAGTATTGCGAATGTCTTAGCAACGCCTGCAACGTCAGAAACCAATACGCCCATGGTGAGCAGTTTCTTGCCGAGATCGTCCATGTTTTCAGCAGAAACGCCAGCAGCTATTGCTAGTTGATGCAGTTCGCTTCTTAGCTGCAAAGCAAGTGGGCGGCTACCGCCGAGCCTTCTTTGTAAGCCTATAAGAGATGTCCTCATTTGGCTTGCGGCTCTGGTTCCAGCAGACAGAGCCTTTGTCATGGCAACAATGCCTGCACCAATGCCAACAGCTTTTAGTCCGACTGACCCAAGAACTCTAGCCAAGCCTTGCATTGCTGGAGACATCCCAGCAGCTTGCGCAAGATTCCCAGCCATCTTAGAAAGACCACCATTTATTTCAGTAATGGCTTTCTTCATGTCTTGAAATGCAGCCGGAAGACCCGACGAAACGCCGAACTTCTGAATGTACTGAAATTCTTTCAGCCTATTTATTGCTCTCTGGGATTGCAGGTCGGTAATTCTTTTTTCGCGAGCAATCTCGTCAGCCTTGGCTTTCTTTTTTAATCGCTCCTCTTCTTTTATAGCGTCTTGCTCCATCTTCCTTGACTTGGCTTTAACACCTTCAAGGTAGTAGAAGTCTTTAATCATCTTCTCTACACGCCGCTTCTCAGCTTCTTCGGCATCCTTAATGGCCTTTAGCTCGTCGGCTGCACGTTTTTCTTCCTCACGCTTGCGTCGCTCTTGGCCTGCACGCATGAAGTTAAGCGTTTCTTGCTGTTTCCTCTTTAACTCCTCCTCTCGCCTTAACTTCTCTTTATGCTCTGCTTCAGCAACCTTCGCAGCCGCCTCCTCTGCTTTTTTAGCTGGAAGGTCTTCTAGCCTCTTCATTTCGTCGGCTAGAAGCTGGGTTTTGTTTAGTAGCGCATCTAACGCTAAGTCTTGACCTTCAAATGGCTCTTTAGCAGAGATCTTGCCAAACAGTCTTTCAATGCCATCCATCTCGGCTTGCAGACGCTCAATGGGAGTCGTCGTATCCTTGATAGCAGCAGCTAAAATCTTCTGTTCGGACTGAACCTTGGAAACGCCACGAGAATATCCTCTAGGATCGAGGATCACCTCTGCGTACAACGCCCCGATTCGGTTTGATGCCATCTGCTAATTGCTCCAAGTGATCATAGAGTTTATCTCCACTGAGCTTAGTCTTAGATTTGCCAGATGCCTTGTCATATGCTTGTCGCTCAAGTTCGCTTTTATTCACGCGATACCCGATCCACCAATCAAGTAAGGTGGGACATGCGTTCATCCAAGATATAGGGTCATCAATGCCGAGGTCTTGGCATATCGAAAATGCCCAAGCTAGTCGATGGTTCTTATCGAACTGCTTTGCTATTTTTTCGATACGCCGAGGATCTTTCCCTCGCGGGCAGTGACCCATTCTTCGATGACACTGACGATCACATCAATCTTGAGTGCATCAAACTCCATCAATTCTTTCAGGTCAGATTCCTGAAACAAAGGTTCGCCGTTTTGATCACACAGATGGTCAATGACCGTATACAGTCTAGCTTTACGGAGAGCTTCCCTAGAAACTTGACCGTCTTTTCCATACAAAGAAGCAAGCCTCCTAGACCTTTGGAACTCGGACACTGGTTTTACCCAAGCGTCCTGTCCAAAAACCTTCTTCGGTAGCTTCTCTGGCTTTGTGCAGACTAACTCATCCAATAATTGCTTCTTCGTCAAGCTCATCATCATCTCCTTCTTCAAAAAACTCTGGTGGTAGTTCAGGTGGCTCCACTGACGCGACCGACTCGCGTTCCATTAGCTTCGCCACTTCTTCTTCGATCCACTTAGCTGTCACTGGGTCAGTTTTTTGGAAGAGAATTAGCTTGCAGCCTTCTTTCCATCCAATCAGCCCAATTTTTTGACGCTTATCGCCTTCACAAAGAAAGACCCAGTACTGTTCATGTACCACTTCTTCCTTTGTCGCTAAATGAATCCCCACATGCGTTTCAAGTTCGATATGTTGAGACATGACTTCTCCTTGGTGGTGGTGGTGTTAGTCAGCTACTAGACGGATGGGCCTGTGGCGCCATCAAATACGAAAGTAACGGTGTGTTCCATCAATCCATTAATTTCAAGAGATCCGCCAGAAGATGACGAAACAAATCCAGAACCAGTAAGTGTGTATCCGCTATGAGTACCGTTTGAGTTAGTGGTAGGCACTGTCGGAACAGTTATTGTTAAAGTGTCAGTTTGCCCGTCTGGAATAACGAACGAACCAGTGCTTACGAAAGTCACCTGAACTTCGCCTGCATCAACAAGACCACCAGAAAGCTTCTTCATGAATCCGCCAGCAGCGTCGTTTAGGCAGCTTGCGTCAATGGCTTCAAGAGAAAACTCAGGAAGAGATACAGATCGCACGCATCCGATAGCACCAGTAAGTGTCATCGTGACGGTCGTTCCCTGTGCGTGATAGCCTTCAACAGCCATTTAATTACCCTATTTCCTTGCGTAGTTAATGATGTAATCTTGGGTACACCAGTACCCACGTTGGTCTGATCCATCGGCAGGCATGATCATTTCCCATGATGTACCTGAATCAACAGTCACTCCTTGGATCGGGTGAGTGCTGTCTGATGATGTGTAACCAACCAAAGCGTCTTCAATTGCTTCTTGAGCTTCTTCGGCTGCACCTCTTGAATCACACACTATGTCTATTTTAAGGCGTGACTCGTAAAGTTTTACTTGGCAGTTATCAATAGTTGCTCTTGCTGTTGTGTTCTCGATTGTCATAACCACAAATGGCAGGTCATCGTCTTGCGGAGGGTTATCTGCATAGATGCGTTGATTGACAATTGAATTAACTGAAGGCTCTGCACGAAGCATCGAAAGCAGTTGAGGAACTGGTCTCATCCGAATCCTCCACCTGTTCCGTTTACTTCATTCATGTCCACTTCCCAGCGTTTAAGTGCCTTAATGACAGCGTCACGCTGCTGTGAAATTGTTTTGTTTGCTGCTGGCCCCATGAAAGGTCTTGGTTTCAATGGTGCGCCACGCTGGGCGGCTGTTCTTCCTCCAGCTTGCTTGTATTTGACAAGTGCGTTTAGGTTAAGTTTCGTTTGCCACCACTTATGATTCGGCGCACCAGACGCCCTGCCATCTCTAGGTTCATGCGTGTGTGCAAAGTTCTTGTCTTTGTCAGATCCGCTGTTGTATCGAGGGCCGACAATCTGGCTTGAAAGAAGTCCTCCAGCTTTTCTGCTGATGTTTTTCTTTATGATTACCCCTTTGTCACCAAGC